TATTATGAAGTGTTTGGGCAAAGACAGAAACGGAGACGGGTGTCGAAATGCACACCTTTGTGATAGTAGATTTTGTAAATACCACACATATATGAATGATTATACTGATGAAATGTTAGCAGCTTTACAATTGTGTACAGGTTGTAAAAAAATGTATTGGTTTGATGGTCCTATAAAAACTTGTGATAAGTGTCGCAATCGTCGTAAAGACTTACGTGTAATTGCAAGTGAAAAGGTAGTGCATTGTGGAAAGGAAGGTTGTAAGAATAAACATTCTGATGAAAACGCATATTGTAAATTACATCAAATCTGTTTATTTATTGATGAAACAACTGCATTGGGCAAAAAAATATGCCGAAATTATGTGCGCGGTTGTCGCGCGCAACTTAATCACGATTATGAATATCTGCGTTGTTCTGAGTGTTTGGAAAAGGAAAGAAAACGCGATAAAGAAAAACGATCTGTTGTAACAACAGAAATCGTTGATGGAAAGAAGCAATGCTCTGTTTGCTGTGTATTTAAACCTACAGGAGAGTATATTGGCGCAAATAATCAAGAAACCAAAACGTGTGCAGATTGTAGAGTCGAATTCATAAAACAAAATGAGAAACGAGACAAAGAACATGTGAGAGAATTGGATAGAAAAAACTCAAAGAAACCGGAAAGAATTGCGACAAAAAATGAGTGGGTAAAAGCAAACCCAGAAAAGGTTGCTTTAAAAAATTTGAATAATAGGAACCGTAACTATGAAGGAAGTTATAATTTAACCAAAGAACAATTTAATAATATAACAAAACAGCCATGTTATTACTGTGGAATTATTCAAGAAAAGGGTTTTAATGGAATTGACCGTATGGATAGTATAAAAGGATATGAGATTGAAAATTGTGTAAGTTGTTGCACTGAATGTAATATGATGAAAGGTGCAGTAGACAATATAACATTCATTCAACGTGTTGAACATATTTTAACACATAATAGTATGTTACCTAATGGAAGAAGGTTTCCGGATGCATTTTCAAATCATAATGGTTCGACTTTATATGTATATAAATACAGTGCTAAGCGACGAAATTATACATTTGAATTATCTGAAGATCAATATTATACTCTAATTAAAGAAAACTGTTATATTTGTGGGAAAAAAACGGATGAAAATCATACAAATGGTATAGACAGATTTGATAATGAGCAGGGATATACATTTCATAATTCAAATGCATGTTGCGGTCAATGTAATATTATGAAAAAAGAAATGGATTATTTTGACTTTATGAAAAAATTAGAAAAAATATATGAAAATTGTGGGAAAAAAGAAATGGTGAAGCCAAGTGTTTGTGTTGTGAATATATTAAACCATAACAAAAATAAACGCAAAGTAAAAACAAACAACGATTCCCAAACTGAACCAAAATAAAACTAAAGGGTTTGCTCTGGAGACTTCTAGAGCAAAAATGTGATACTTGATTTTAATTTAATTTAATTTTTTAATTTAAATTAAAATTTAACAGCAAATCCTATCATAAAATGTAGGGCTATACCAAAAATTTAAGAGCTGTATGCCACGCCACACATTCCTGCCATCACGCGTAACACATTATAACTGTAGGCATACACTCTGACCTTAGCAGTAGCAGTGCCGGCAACAGTTCCGGAAGAAAGGACGAGCTGAAGGGTAGCATTGTCGATTCTGGAGAAGTTGCAAGACCCACTGGGCTGCTGTTCCTCAGGTCGGAGAGCGAATGAGTACAAGTTAATACCGGTGTCGGGGGCACGGGTGTGGTGCTGGAAGGGCTGGACGACATCGAAGTAAGATCCCTCTCTCTCGGAGATACGATCCTGTCCGTTAAGCTGGAGCTTAGCGGTGACGACGGGGTTCTCACCCCAGCAGTGCATGTCGAGGGCGGTCTCAGCGAGGACGAAGGTACCGGCATCGGACACATAAGATCCAGTGGCGGCCTCAGGTCCAGAGAAGGCACCAGAAGTGTGCCACTCGTTGGTGGGGGGAGAGGAGATGAAGGCATCAACAGCTCCGGGCATCTGGAAGACGTTTCCGGAGATGAAGGCAGTCTGGCCAGAGGTCTCGGCAGGGCCGCCGAAGACGTGGATGGCGTTGGGGAGAGCATCAAGAGCATCGGTGTAGTTGAAGGACTGAGCACCGAGGAGCTTGTAGAGGGTGTTTCCAGCCTCAAGGGAACTGCAGTAGTCAACGTTAGCATCGGGCTGAACAACCCAGATGAGCTCCTTGCAAGGGTGGTTGAAGTTGATCTTGATCTTGTTAGACGAAGATCCGACAGACTCATCACCGGTGTACTGGAGCTGCTCAATGAGGTACTCATGAGGGTTCTGGGCCATCTTTCTGCGCTCATCAGTATCCAAGAAGATGAAATCAACGTAGATAGAAGCAGCAACAAGAGACTGCTGGTAGGCAGTGGTAACCGACTGAGATCCAGAGGCGGCAGTCAAAGACTTAACAGCCCACAAGCACTCACCAATAGGTCTGAAGTCAATGTTGATCTTGACCTCGTGGTACTGGAGAGCAACCAAAGGAAGAGCAAGACCAGGGTTTCGGCAAAACCAGAAGAGGAGAGGGATGTAGAGGGTGGTCTCAGGAAGGGCATTGCGGGGAGCGCAAACCTGGCTGGGGCCGGTGGTGGAAGAGCAAGGACCATTGACGTCAGCGAAAGCGGGGTCAGTGATGTAGGTAAGCTGAGTGGTGTGGCCAATCATCTTGTAGTATCCTCTCTGCTGCTCAGAAGACATTGTGAGCTGATTCCAGATGTGCATCCAGTCACCATATTGGCGGTCGATTCTCTGACCTCCAATCTCGATCTCAACCTGAGCGATCAGCTGCTCACCGGGGTAATCCAACCAACGAGCATAGACACCGGCATCACCAGAAGCCTTCATCTGCTGGTTAATCTCGGGGAGAGTAACCTGGACATAGGTGCGGTAAGCCAAATCTCCGTTTCTGGAGATGGTGCAGGACACACGGCGACCAAAGTCAGCCTGACCGTTGAAGGTCTGCTCGATGGACTCCATAGCGAAGTTGGTGTGGCGTCTGTAAGACACCTTCCAGTAAGTGATCTCGGGGTTTCCAGTAAGGAAAATATCTTGGGCGCCGTAGGCGACTAATTGTAAAAGAGCTCCTCCCATTGTTTTTATATATTCCTAAAACATATTTTTTTCTAAAGTTTGCCGTAAAAACGCGCTACCAAAATACTACATTTTTATTTATCGCCAATATTGTCTCTACATTTATCTAGATGAGATTCTTCTAACTATCCGCATAAAAATGCGGACATATTATTAGTCAAAATCAAAGCAGTAAATATGTCTATGTCCCGACTTTTATTTATTTAGGACATATATATATGCCCACATTGTGCAAATACGAGAATTGTAGAAGACGCCCAAAAATGAGTGATATATTTTGTTCATTACATGTTGGATCTTCACCGATAACAATCGGTGCAAAATGTAGAGGTTTGGAGTGCACATTTACATCAGGATCTAAAAATTTCAAGGGATATTGTTCAGATTGTTATATTCGAATTTTTAAAGATGATCCTTTATCGATCCAAACCCGGTGTAAAACAAAAGAAATAGCAATTAACGAATTTATTCATTGTTATTTTGACGGATTTCAGCATCCTACTCCTCTATGGATTGGCGAAACACGCATTGATAATCGCATTGTAATTGAAAATACAATAATTTGCATAAATGTTTTGCGCAATGGGACTTGCAATAACATTTCATATGAGCCTCTAGATCATAAAATAATAATCATCAGAATTAATACTGGTAAATATATGAGCAATGGTAAATCGGTGAACCCGATGCTCTATACACGTATGCCGACGCTGGAAAAAGAAATCAACCATCAGATAAATCGCGTTTTACAAAAGGAGAATAATAATGTTGTGGAAGTAATCAATCTTTTTTGTGATTCTGTTTGACCAATTCAAAATTACGTTCTATAAATTTATCTAAATATTCATCGGTATAAACGTCTTTCTTACCCTCGTGGGGTTTCAAAAATACATAATGATCATCGGTTTTCTTTATATTCCATCCCTCCTCTATTGAATTATATATGAATATCATTTTTTGAAATGTCTTTAAATCTATATCTAATTTACTTAAATCTATTGTCTTCCGATTCATTATTTACATTGATTAACTATTTTTATACCTCTATATTTACGTATTGCATAATGACTAAAACTAGATCTTGGTCATTATAACCGACATCATTGTAGGTAACTAATCATCTTTTTTGCACATAAATACTATTGTTAGAGGTATATGGAATAGTTTATGAAAAAACATAAAACATATAATATATACTATTTAGGAAATGAATTCACAAGACCCACTATTACAAGATGATGCAGCGCGCTACGTAATGTTCCCAATCAAAGACCAGGATATATGGAAAATGTATAAGAAACAAGTCGATTGTTTTTGGCGCGCGGAAGAAGTAGATTTATCCAGAGATCTTGTAGATTGGGCCAAGCTGAATGAAGACGAAAAATATTTTATATCTATGGTTCTTGCGTTTTTTGCGGCAAGTGATGGAATTGTGATGGAGAATTTGGCTACACGATTTATGGGTGATGTTCAATTGGCGGAGGCACGTGCATTTTATGGATTCCAGATTGCGATGGAAAACATTCATTCGGAAATGTACAGTATTTTGATAGAGACTTATATTCGCAATACTGAGCAAAAGAGCAAATTATTCCAGGCGATTGCGAATTTCCCGTGTATCGCAAAGAAGGCGAATTGGGCACGTAAATGGATCGGATATGGAACGGATGGACAATCTGCCGAAACATTTGCGACCCGTCTTGTTGCGTTTGCTTGCGTTGAGGGAATTTTCTTCAGCAGTAGTTTTGCCTCTATTTATTGGATTAAGAAACGTGGTTTAATGCCCGGACTCACATTGTCGAATGAATTTATTAGTCGCGATGAAGCCCTTCATACCGAGTTTGCGATTATGATTTATTCAAAATTGCAGACCAAATTGTCGAAAGAAAAGATTAGAGAAATAATAGCGGAAGCGATTGAGATCGAGAAGGAGTTTATTACAGAGGCATTGCCTTGTCGGCTAATTGGAATGAATGCGAAGATGATGACCCAATATATTGAGTTTGTTGGAGATCGTTTATGTTTGCAACTTGGAATTGATAAGATTTACGGAAGCATCAATCCTCTAGATTTTATGGAATTAATAAGTATTGATTCCAAAACAAATTTCTTTGAACGCACTGTAAGTGAATATGCATTGGCTAACAAAGAAAAAGGTACTGACGTGTTTCTGCTTACGTGCGAATTCTAAACCAATATGTTTATTTATTAGGTGAAATAATAACTTGAGGTATAATTGCGATTTTCTGATCTTGCGATAAATCGCTGTATCCGCCCTTTTGATATCCCAAATATTGGTTAAACATAAACCATTGTGATTTGGGCATAAGAGCTTTCCACAAAATATCATTTTGATAATTCCAATGTTCTTTTGTAAAGTAGAGGTTGTCTATATTTTGTTTAAAAAGTGTACTAATAGTCATCATCATTTTCCGATTGACCAGATAGGCCGCACCATTTCCAGACGATGAAATGCGTGATATATTTGGGGTTATGAATTCACTGACTTGGGCGGCGCAAGTGGTAAGCATTATAACATCCCAATCAAATCCGTCTTTTACCATTTCAAAAAATTCACACAGATCACTATTTATCTTTTCCAAGTCGTCAATAAAAATAAAATCGTCTTCTAATATCAACACATTTTCATACCCCATAATGTAGGCCATTTCAAGCGCATTGGCGTGACTAATTAAACATCCGGTGTTTGGGCATCCATTATAGCTGCAGGCGGGAAAGCGGGTTACTCCATCG